TGACGAAGAGTCATTCTATAAGGCCTGTCGTGCAGGTGCTATTCTCGGCACATTGCAGGCAGGTTACACGAACTTCAAGTTCTTGTCAGATGTATCAAAGCAAATCTTTGATCGTGAAGCTCTTCTAGGCGTTTCTATCACCGGTTGGATGAACAACCCCAAAATTCTTTTCGATGAAAAGATTCTGGAAAAGGGTGCAGAAATTGTACGACAAGTCAACAGAGAGATGGCTGCTCTTCTTCGTATTAATGCCGCTGCTCGCACCACTTGTGTTAAGCCTAGTGGCAACGCTTCTGTTCTTCTTATGACTGCATCGGGCATCCATGCAGAACACTCACCTATGTATATTCGTCATATTCAGTTGAATAAAGAAACAGAAGTAGCACAGTTAATCAAGAAGACCAATCCATATATGGTCGAAGAGTCTGTTTGGTCAGCGACTAAGTCAGATTACGTTGTCGCTTTCCCTGTTGTCGCTCGTAAGGGTTCGCTATACAAGGAAGAACTCATTGGCGTAAAGCATCTTGAACTTGTTGCAAAAGCACAAAAGCATTGGGTCAACGCAGGAACCAATGTAGAATTGTGTGCTGATCCTAACGTCCGTCATAACGTATCAAACACCATTATGGTTGATGACTGGGATGAAGTTGAAGAGTTTGTTTTTAATAATAGAAATTCATTTGCGGGTATCTCATTCATTAGTATGTCTGGTGATAAGGACTATGCACAGGCACCAAACACCAAGGTTATTGATGCTAAGGAAATCGTAAAGACATACGGAACAGGTGCTGTATTTGCATCAGGTCTTGTTGTCGAAGCGTTGAAGGCATTTAGCGGTTTGTGGATGGCATGTATGACTGCCAATGGTTACGGCGAAGATATTTCATCAGAAGATAACGTAAATCTATTGAAGAAAGATTGGGTTCGTCGTTTTGATAAGTATGCATTGAATTATTTCAATGGTGATAAGAAGCAAGCAGAATATTGCCTTAAGGATGTTTACAATCTTCATAAGTGGGAAAAGATTCAACAGAATCTAGTTGAAGTCGACTGGGTTGATCAGCTTGTAGAAAAGAAATTCATCGATATAGATACCATGGGTGCCGCTGCTTGCGTAGGTGTAGGCGGTGCCGAAGGTTGTTTAGTTTAAGGAGACAAACATGAGCTGGAAGGGTGGTTCAGAAATAATATCATTAATCATTTCAAACGTTAAAGATAAAATGGATTCAGAAGATCGTGAGACACTATATAAGGAGTTGATCGAATACTTCGAAGAAGCAGATTGTGATACACTATATGAGTGTTTGAAAGAAGACGCTGTATTTGATAAGGTCTATGGTGAGTATAGTTACTTTGCTCTTTCTGATGAAGAAGTAAAGGGTGAGGACTGGGACCCGCAAGGTCACGAAAACTTTTAATAAAACTCATAAATACTCCGAAAGGAGTATATTATGTGGTTATATGAGAATAAAGAATTTACGAGCGAAGAGATCGGTGACTATATAGGATTTGTCTATCTAATCACCGATCTTTCCAATAATAAAAAATACATCGGTAAGAAATTATTTGTCTCAACAAATAGATTGCCGCCGTTAAAAGGCAAAACAAGAAAAAGAGTTGTCAAAAAAGAATCTGACTGGAAGACCTATTATGGTTCTTCTGAAGAAGTTAAAGCTCTAGTCGAGCAAGGAATTTCTTTTAAAAGAGAAATCTTACATCTTTGTAAGACAAAGGGTGAGATGTCCTATATGGAAGCAAAACTGCAGTTTCAGTATGACGTTCTTCTAAGAGACGACTTCTACAATGCCTTTATTGGCTGTAAGATCCACGAAAAATCTGTAAAAGGCCTAAAAAATACCGGTTGACAATATTCCGAATAATATGCTATATTGGGTTTATCGCTGATTGACAGCGTGTTAACAAAACTGATGGAGAACTATATAATGTCGAAGACCCGTGATTTTCTTTCCGCTCTCAAGTCTGGCCAGCGTTTGACTGCTAAGCAGGCTATGCACCGTTTTGACTTCGTTAGCGAAGATGCGGTTCGGGCTCAGGTTTCCAAGCTTCGTTTCCAGGGTTATGCGATCTACGCTAATCGTGAGACCAATTCGAAGCGTGAGACCTTTACCAAGTATCGTCTTGGTACCCCGACTCGTGCGGTAATCGCCGCTGGGTATCGTGCGCTTGCCTCTGGTAATGCGTAATAAATAAGCGTGCGAAGCGGGAGAGCTATAATGGCTCTCCCTTTTATGCCCTCTTAGCCCAGCGGTAGAGGCAAGCGACTTAAAATCGCTCAAGGGTCAGTTCGAATCTGACAGGGGGTACCAAATTTCTTTGCGCTCATAGCTCAAAGGTTAGAGCTGACGGCTCATAACCGTCTGGTTCCAGGTTCGAGTCCTGGTGAGCGCACCATTTATGAGGTAAATTATAATGCTAATTGATTTTAGTACAAATGTTGAAATGGCAATTAATTATCCTCCGATTCCTGCTAAGAAACTTATTCCTACATGGTATAAGGATGTACCTCCTGATGTTGTATCTACAGAATTAGCAAAGGATGCTAAGTTTCGTATTAATAATAATCTTAATACGACTAAAACTATTAAAGGTTGTCAGCCAGTTCTAGATTATATGTCTACGGGATATATTATTCGGGCACATGCTCAGATTTTAATCACTCCTGAGAACTTAGGAAAACCTTTCGTTGATGGTCAAAAAGATTTCTGGTGGCAAAGCACTGTTGCAAGGCTTGAAGCGCATTCTTACACTCAATGTCCTGTAACAATGGAGGGCAACAAAAATCGTTACATGAAGTACATGAACCCGTGGATCATCAAAGTTCCTGTTGGTTATTCATGCATGTTTTATCAACCTCATTATTTCTTGGAAGAACGATTTAAGTTTATGCCAGGCATAGTCGACTGTGATACATATGATACAATCGTTACTTTTCCTGGATATATTAAATCAAAAGAAACTTTTATTATTGAACCTGGTGATCCTTTGGTAGTTGTTGTTCCTTTCAAGCGTGAATCTTGGGGACATACGATTACGAAGCTTACAGATCAAGAGATGCAAAATACTATAAAAAAATCTAAATTAAATCATTATATGTTTGAAGGATATAAAAAGCTCTTTCATAAAAAGAAAGATTTCAATTGATAATAGGCGTGGGTGTTGGTACACAAGAGCGGCTTATACTCGCTTTAGCACTAGATTGGTGTTCTCGACTGGGTTCGAATCCTAGCACGCCTACCAGTTTCTAAGGATATATAATGAAGAAGATTAATGTAGAGCAACATTGGAAGATTGAACTGCAGAAACTTCGCTGTTGGATTGGCGGGTTTCGTGCAGGTAGGACTCTTCCCGGTTCCGTTAATCTAGAAAGTTATGTTCCTGGTGAAGATGTACTGCGTCAAATTATATTGGCGATTGATGATGCAAAGGAAACTAAGAAATGAATGAATGGCTTGATAGGGGTTTCTTTTGTGTCACATGGGTTGGTCTCATGTGGATAGCAGATTTACTATTGAGTAATACTGGTGTTATCACATATAGTGCAATGATGATTGGTGCTGTTACACTTGTTATCATAGGCTTAATCAAGCAATACTGGGCGAGAGTGACGGAATAGGTATACGTATCGGTCTCAAAAACCGAGTTCTGTGGGTTCGAGTCCCACCTTTCGCACCAAATCATAGGAGAACCATATGTATCGTTGCTTTCTTTCTAATTTCGGATATTTTCTTGACGGAGAATTTAAGACAATAAAGGAAGCAGCGGACTATGGTCGAAGTAAAGGCTTTGAATTTCTCATCTATGATGATAAGACAATTGTCGCCGTGGTAAGTGGAGCAACCCTTTCCGTTCACATTTGCCATTCAGAATATCACAATGTAGCGTAGGATATAAAATGAAACATTATGTACGAATTGTCTTGAATTTAATCTTCATTTTGTTTAGTATAGGATTTGTAGGCCCGTTACTCGTATCCGCTGCAGATGACATCTTAGTAATCGGCGG